CCTTACTAAACGGGATGAATTTCGTGAAGCCCAAGCTAACATACAACAACTGCAACAGGCGCAAGCTCAAGAGAATGAATATCAGGCTCAAGAGCATCAACAACAATTCAACCAATGGGCGCAAGAGGAATACAATAAGCTGGTAAAATTAATACCAGCCTGGGGTGTTCCAGAGCAGCAAAAGGCAATTGCTGCTGATCTGCGTACCTTTGCCAACTCTAAAGGTTTTAATGATGAAGAGGTTAAACAATTGTTTGACCATCGTTCTATCATTATTCTTATGCAAGCTAAAGCATGGGAAGATTCCCAAAGAAAGGCTCAGAACCTCAAGACCAAGAAAGTTAAAAAGAAGGTAAAGGTTGTGAAGAGTGGAAAGGGTGTTGAGAAGTCTGCCAGTAATAAGGCTGTGCGTCATACTAAAATGAAGCGCCTTAAACAATCCGGTCATGTAAATGATGCAGTAGGATTATTTGAGGATTTCGTTGATCTTTAATAGGAGAATATTATATGGCAATTCCTACGAATACTAGGGAAACCTATGGTGCAGTAGGCATCAGGGAAGACCTTAGTAATATCATATATAATATTTCGCCAACTGAGACACCGTTCCTAAGTGGTTGTGGTCGTGAGACTGCTGAGAATACTTACTTTGAATGGCAGACAGATGCATTAACCGCAGCAGCAGCTAACCGCGCTACTGAGGGAAATGATCCAACTTCTTCTGCTGTACAAGAGCCAACTAGGGTGGGGAATTATACCCAGATATCGGTTAAGGCAGTCCAGACTTCTGGAACAGCCGAGGCCGTTAATTTTGCTGGGCGTAAATCTTCCCAAGCGTATCAGTTAGCGAAACGCGCCAAAGAAATGAAGCGTGATATGGAAAAGATGTTGATGGACAATGTGGCACAATCCGCTGGTGCTGGTCCAAGCCCCGGCCCTGCAACCGCGAGAGCGACAGCAGGACTAGGCGCATGGGTAGCTACCAATTACCACACTTTAGGAGGCGCACCTTCCCCACCGGGATTAGGTTCTGCTTCCAGTGGTAATGGTACGGATACCGCTAGTGACGCTACATCAACAGGAACATTAACCGAAGCTGGTATGAAGACCGTAATCAAAGAATGCTTTGATAGCGGTGGAACTCCAGACACCATTCTTGTTGGTTCTTCCAATAAGCAGGTTATTTCGGCCTTAACTCAAACAGTGTCAGAACTAAGAACATCAGCAGATAAGTCTGCTCCTGCTCATGTTGTGGCTTCTGTTGACGTTTATGTTTCCGATTTTGGAACTTTTAAAATAATTCCAGATCGATTCCAGAGAGCGCGTGATTGCTGGTTTATAGACTTTGACTTCTGGGCTGTGTCGTATCTACGACCGTTCATGACCGAAAGTCTAGCGAGGACTGGGGACAGTATAAAGCAGATGATTCTGGCTGAGTACGGACTCCAATCTAAGAACCAAGCATCAAGTGGTTTCTTGGCTGACGTATAGGTGGTAAAGGTGGGGGTGTAAAAACCCCCACTTATCTATGAAGAAAAATATAGAAGATTATTTATTCCATAAAAAGAACTTCCTAAGTAAAGACTTTTGTAAGTCTACTATAGAAAAATTAAAGGTTTGTGAATGGGAAGGTCATGACTTTACAGGTTATGAGTCAAATGATCCTGAACATGGGTTTGGATGGCAGAGAGAAGTTAAGTCTAAGCACGAGTTAGAGCCAGAGTTCATAGGGTTTACAAGCCCAGCCTGGTACGAGGATCTTGCTCAAGCCAATAACTTTATTATTAAAGAGCTTTCTTCTGCATTAACTGAGTATATTAGAGGTTTTGGTTATAGCTGGTTTAATGGATGGAATGGGTATTCAGTTATTAAGTTTCTAAAGTATGCAGAGACTCACAAGATGGCTGAACACTGTGACCACATCAGTTCTTTGTTTGATGGCCAGATAAAAGGAATACCGATGTTGTCTGTTGTTGGGCAGCTTAATGATAACTTTGAGGGTGGTGAGTTTATAATGTTCGGGGATAAGGTTGTACCATTTGAGACTGGTGATGTTATTATATTTCCATCTAACTTCATGTATCCTCATAGAGTGGAGCCTGTAACTAAAGGAGATAGATATTCTTATGTCTCTTGGGCATACTAATTTTAAAATAATAAGGGGGTTATTAACTGGTGAACTCTTGGATTTTCTTGGCGTATATGCCTTTAACAAGGCGACACTTCCTGATGCCATACCTACCAAAGAGCTACATGGGTTTGTAGACGAACAGATTCCTGATACTCCTGCATGGCATGATGACTTAGCCATGAAGAACCTAATGTGCTACTTAACTCCAGATATGGAGAAGCACGTAGGAGAAAGTCTTATTCCAACTTACTCTTATCTTAGAGTATACAAGAAGGGTGATGAATTAAAGAGGCATATAGATAGGAATAGTTGTCAGTTCAGTGTAACATTAACTTTAATGCGTGAACCTAACGATGATATTTGGCCTATATATTTAGAAACAGACAGCATTTACAAAGTAGATTTAGAGGCCGGTGATGGTCTAATTTATCGTGGAACAATAAACCCTCATTGGAGGGATAAATTTGAGGGCAGTAGATTAGCCCAAGTATTTTTACATTACGTAAGGAGGTAGTTATGCCTAAAGAAATGAAGGGTTATAGTTTTTCAGATAACAAAGTAGGAGAAGCTGTTGATAAGGCTTCCAAAAGTTCGGGGGATGCCTATGGTGGTATTACAGGTATCATTTCTAAACTAGGCACTGGCGGTACCGTCAAAGGCCAAGACAATCAAAAAGAGAAAGGCTAATGGGAAAACGAAAAGAAGTAGAAGGTCCAATTACTTTATACTCGCCTGTTCATAGGGGCGGGAGTGAAGGGATAAAAAAGATCATAAAGTCTCTTGACACGGGAAAGAATGGTTATAAGAATCCGGGCAACAGCCCAAAGCACTCAGTGGAGAATCCGCTTAAATAAGGAGTTGTAATGTTTGTCTATGTAAAAACTCCCACCATTGCGGTGGTAGATGGGGTTATATCTTCTGAAGAGTGTCATCAGGTAATAGAGCATTCCAGAAGCAAGATAAAAAGAAGCACAGTTGCAACAGATGACGGACTTATCCCTGATAAAGATAGAACTTCTCATGGTGTATTCCTTCCACACTCTGACTTTCCAGAGTTATGTCAAAGAGTTGCTGACATTGCAGCCATTCCGCTAGAGAGAGCAGAGCCTATAAATGTTTTGCGATATACTGACGATCAGGAGTATAAGCCTCATTACGATGCTTTAGATGGAGTCTATCTTGAGAATGGTGGTCAAAGAATATTAACATGTTTAGTTTATTTAAACAATGCTGTTGGTGGTTCTACTGCATTCCCTAAATTAAACTTAGTAGTCGGAGCCATTGGCGGAAGACTTCTAATGTTTGGTAATGTAGATGAAAATAATAAGGCACATGACTTATCATTGCATCAAGGACTACCACCACATGAAGGTGAAAAATGGGTGATGACTTTATGGTTCAGAGAAAAGATAGTAAATTAGAGAAGGCATTTGGAGCTAAGAAGGAGAAGGCTCCAGAGAAACCAAAACAAAAAACTGCTGAACAGCATCTAAAGGAATGGTCTGAAGACCAAACCAGAGCTGTAGGTGGTAAGGGGTTCTTAGTGGGATGAAGAGAAGAAGCGGAAAACTATTAGATGTAATGCCGTATAGACATCAGGAATGGATTGAAGAGCCTGATGGTGAGATATCTATAACTACTTATCAAGATGTTCAGCCTACAATAGAGCAGAACAAAAAAGATTATAACTTATATGGTGATAGACTTAGCCTGGGTAAAAGAGGCGAATGGCATAAGGTGGCTTCTATACCATTCAATGTTTACGAACAATGGAAGACAGAAACTAATGGAGCTATAGATAAAGATCCTAAGTTACTGGCTAAATATTTAAACGATCCTGATAACAAATATTTTAAAACAGCACCAACCAAACTATAGGGGTAAATAAGATGGGAGACTTATACAGATTAAACAATTTTAATTATACGTTTACAGCGCTGTCAACCTCGGTAACACTAGGTGATGCTGTCTCTGCACAATGCTACGCTATTATAATAAACGCCAGTGAGCCTGTGTTTATTAAAATTGACGAGCATGGAAGTGCTGCCACCGCTGGTTCATGCGGTTACTTTATTAAGGATTGGCCTCATTATATTCGCGTTAGCCCTGGAGACAGGATTTCTGGATTAAGAGCTGGTAGTAGTGATTCAGTTGTTTACGTAACAGAACTAACCAGATGAGAATGGACAAGCCAGATGTTCTTTATAGATTAGCTAATAAGCTACATTCTATAACGACTTCTACAACCTCTACTGAAATGGCAGAGGCCGTTGGCTCTGGTATAAGCGCTGTAATGATAACAGCTACAGAAGATGCTTACCTTGCATTCGGTGGAGAGGTGGACAATACACCGTGGAGTGATGTGGTTGGTGCATGGTCGGCACAAACAAACTCATGGAAGGAATACGAGGCTGTTGGTGAGGGTTATCAAGAGAAGGACTGGCCTACTTATTGGCGTATCAGTTCGGGGCAGAAAGTATCCGCTTTGCAGGTATCTGCTGCTGGAACAGTATACATTGCGGAGATGACAAGATAATGGCGATAGGAACTTATGCAGAACTTCAGACTGCTGTGTCAAACTGGCTAGACAGATCTGATTTAACTGACAGAATACAAGAATTCATAGACTTAGCTGAAGCAAGAATAAATCGTAACTTGCGCCTTCGTCTTATGGAGACAACTGCTACTGGCACATTGGTAGCGGGAACTAGAGATTATGCGTTACCCACAGATTATATACAGGCAAGAACATTCCATTTGACTCTTGACCCTATAGTTCCATTAGCTTATGTTACACCAGAGATAATGAATAGGATATGGGCTGGATCTACTGGTGGAACTCCAGAGTCATTCACCATCATTGGTGAAAACTTCAGACTTGGGCCGTCACCTGCAACTGCTGACGGTTATTCTATGCTGTATTATAAACGGATACCTGCATTAACCCCTGCTGCCACAACTAATAGTATGCTTACATATAATCCTGATATATATTTATATGGATCTCTATTAGAGGCGGAGCCATTCTTAATGAATGACCAGAGGGTGCAGTTATGGGCTACAGCTTACAGACAAGCTGTAAACGATTTACAAGTTCAGGATGACAAAGATCGTCACTCTGGTTCTGAGCTAAGAGTAATGAACACGAGTGGCTACTTTTAAGGGGATTAATCATGGGATTAGAAACAGCAACATACATTAGTCAATTAGTTGGTACGAACCCCACTTCTAGTGATCCTGTATCGCAAGGGGACGATCATCTCAGGCTAATCAAAGATGTACTACAGGCACAGTTCACCACTCTTGGTGCAGCAGCAGTAACCACTACGGCTGCCGAATTGAATTTACTCGACGGTGTAACATCGTTGGGTGATGTGACCGGGCCGGGATCTAGCGTTGATAACGCAATTACAAGATTCAGTGGAACTGGTGGCAAGACAATTCAAAATAGCAATGTTACCATTTCTGATGATCCTCCAGTGATTAAAATTGGTGATGGGGTGGCAGAAGATACAACAGTTCTTTTTGACGGCAATGCTAAAGATTTTTATGTCGCATTAGATGATACTGCTGACAAACTTGTTATTGGTGAGGGTTCAACTGTAGGCACTAACTCTATAATGACAATTACTGATGATACAGTAACTATCGGTGATGGGTCTACAGTAGACACTTATTTAAACTTTGATGGGAATGCTGCTGATTACAGAATTGGTATTGATGACGGCACTGATACATTAGAGATTGGTGTTGGTGTTGCACATGGAACTACAGCAGCAATATCTATGGATTCATCAGCCGACATGACGTTGGGTGGCTATATCAATTTTGGTGATGAGCAAGCTATCAGACCAGAGATAAAAGACTACGCCGAAACTGTCAACGCTCTCGGAGATACTGGAGGCGGTACTGATGCCATTGATATAAGTGCCGGAAATGTAGTATCTGCAACGGTGTCTACAGCAACAACGGAATTCACTTTTACTAATCCGTCTGCTACCGGAAAGTCATGTTCATTCACATTAATACTTACTAATGGTGGATCACAAACTGTTACGTGGCCCACTTCTGTAGACTGGCCCGGTGGAACAGCTCCCTCACTAACTGCATCCGGTTTGGATGTTTTAGTTTTTACAACTGTAGATGCTGGAACCATATGGTATGGATTCGCAGCAGGTCTTGATGTGAAATCACCATAGGAGAATTGATATGCCATTGGGATCAGAAAAAGTAGGATTGCTGGGGGCTGCAGGCGCAGCGACTGGTGGAAATAGGGCCGTATTTTGTGGCGGTGAAGGGGTTGACCCCTCAGCATCCAGAACAAATGTTGTTGATTACATCAATATCAGCACCACTGGTGACGCGACTGATTTTGGAGATTACGGGTTTACAGTCACCAATATTGGTGGCGATAGTAATGGCTCAAACGATAGGGGTGTTTATGGTGGCGGTGTTGATTCTAGTGGATTAATCGACGTAATGAACTATTTCACTATTTCGGCAGCTTCATATTCTTCTACCGACTTCGGTGATCTTACGGCTTCAACTGGTAACATGAGATCTGCATCAAATAAAACTGATGAACGATTAGTTTGGGTGAGTGGTGAACGTGCTGGGCCGGTGAGAACCAATATTTTGGAATACATCACCGTAAACTCTCCCGGAAACGCGACTGATTTTGGAGATTTAACAGTTCCCAGAAGAAGCGGTGGGGCAGATTCTAACGGCACCAGTGATCGCGGTATATATGCTGGCGGTTTCGGCACAGTTCCTACTCCGACGAATTGGAACACTATCGACTACTGGACTATTACGTCCACGGGCAATGCAACTGATTTCGGAGACTTGATAAATTGTCAGGGAGGCCAGGTGGTAGCTGCTGTCAGCAATTTAACAAATGATCGGGTTTGTTTTTCAGGCGGAAATCGTCAAACAATATCGCCCTGCTCAGGCTCTGCGAACATTATTAGTTATGTAACCATCACTTCAACAGGCAACAGCACAGACTTCGGTGATCTGACTACCAATAACGGCAATAATACGGGAACCTCTAACGGTACGGAGGAGAGAGGAATTAATGCTGGTGATGCTGGGTCTGATAACAATACCATAAATTACTTTACGATAAATACGACTGGAAATGCTAGTGATTTTGGTGATCTAACCAGAGGAAGACAGCAGCCCGCAGCTGCTTCCGATGCTGGTTGAGGTGATTAATTCTGTCTGACGAAAAACGTTTTGTGGGTGAGGTCGTACATCTCTTTCCGACCCCTGTATTCCTTTGTGATGAAAAGTACAGTGATGATAATTTGTTAAGTCTCATTGATGGAATGGAGATGAGGAAGAACGACAATAACAATTTTAGCTCTACTGATGGCTATGTGTTGGAATGGCCTGAATTATTTCATCTAAAAAAATATATTGAAAGAAACTTAAATCATTATGCTTATAACGTATTGGGCATAAAAGAAGAGCATAACTTTCACATTACACAATCATGGTTTAATGTAAATAAAAAGGGAACCTCTCATCACAGTCACACACATCCCAATAGTATATTTAGTGGAATATTTTTTGTAGGCGGAGATGGTAGTTGCCCAGTGGTTTTTAAAAATAGTAAGGATGTCGAATTTGGATTGCCTTTGAAATTTTCATTCAAGGAGTATTCAATAATAAATTCATCTGAATATTCTCTAAGAAATGATAAAAACACGTTAGTAATATTTCCATCTACTTTAAGGCATGGCGTAGGGGATAATGAGTCTGATATTGATAGAGTTAGTTTATCTTTTAATTCGTTTGCCAGCGGATCAGCTGGAAACGCAAACCATAAAACTAAATTAGTTTTAACAGGAATTAAATAAATATGGAGAATGAGCTGCAAGTAGCAAACAGTAAAAATCTTATGCTTGAACTTAATACAGAGTTCGCTGTCATAGATGACAAGAAGTTGGCTAAGATTTCAGAAC